CTAAAACATCAATAAATATTACTATCTAATAAGTGATATACCCCACATTTAAAAGACTGTGTCGGGTTCACAGCTTATTAATCTTTGGTGTTATTAATTTTCTGGCCTAGCTTTCCTTCTTTTACCAACTGCACGACCTGCTCATTAGTAAGCACAGGAATAAAGACCTTGTCGCCAATATCTTTAGAAAGAATCTTTACTTCTTCGGCTGTTAGCACCAAAGCTTCACCATGTTTCGCAGCATCATTGATGCGAGCAATAATCTGGTTGATTGGTCGTTTTGAATTGTCCATAAGTCTTCCTGTGATTAATGCGAATAAGGATGTTCTTGTCTATGCTGACTTGGCGGCACGATATCTGTAATAGCGGTAATACTTTCAACTTCATCCATGTCAAAAGATAGGCGTTCGCCACCATTAACGGCCAATAAACTCAAAACACCACCATTTATTCCTACAAATTCCTTAATTGTGCACCTTCCGTCCTTCAAACACACCTGAACAAATTCTGTTGGCACAAGATCTGCATCAGGGTCGCATACAACATACCAGCCATTACGAATTGCTGGAAACATTGAGTCGCCAGTGCCTTTAATGCCATAGGCTCTTGGACCCGCTGTATGAGTTGGAACATAGCCATCTCCAGCATTGCCTTCATAACCCATATCTGTGAAATAGCCATCCATTCCCATCTTTGAATAAGCTTTGACGGGAACGTATCTTTTTTGAATAGGGAATGGTTTATCTGATGTTTGAACAAACTTAACAGCATCTTCACTATCTGGAATATTGTACTTCTGCTTAAAGGCTTCAATGTTAATAACATTTAATTGAGGTAAATTGTTCGATTCCTGTTCAACCGGTCCACCATAAAGCAACCAATCGTCACTCACACCTAAAAATTTCGCAATGACTTTCAAGTTTTCTGCTGTAGGAACGCTAGTGCCATCTAGCCATTTCTTTACAGCAACAGGAGATTTTTTTGTTGCTCTTGCTAAATCAGCGGCTCTTAATTTTTTTTCTTCAAGTTTTTGCCTAATTCGAGAGTGTAAAGACATAACAAATATTCCAAAAACATTAACTAATGTTAATACGATCTATTGAAACTATGGTTAACAAGTGGTAAATTTGGTTTATTAACTATAGTTAACTTGGTGTAACCATGAAAATTAGTGATCTCATGACATACCACGGCTGCAAAAATCGGAAAGAGTTGTCTGAAAAAACTGGATATTCAACTGTGACCCTCTGGAAGTGGGAAAACAACGGTATACCAGCCAGAACTCAAGCAGTCCTGCAAGTCAAAACCAAAGGCAAACTTAAAGCCGATTTACAAGCATTAACTGCCTAGGAAAAACCATGACTAAACGTAAACCTAAGAAGGATGCGTCAATCACCATCCATATGCCTACAGACCACAAAGAACAGTTGGCTTCATTGGCTGAAATGCTAAGAGCAGGACAGGGTGCAAGTGAGTATGTGTACGAAACTTTAATCAAGCCTCATCTCCAACAATTGAAAGCTGAGACAAAGATTAAACAAAAGATTTTCGGCTTAACAGAGAACGATAAAAACCATGAGCTGCATTCAGATTTATCCGTGCGCTCAGAAACAGCAGACATTAAAAAAGCCTGATCTCGTAAATCAGGCTTAGTGTTCAAACGAGGTAAGTCATATGAACTATTCAATATTAGCAGACATTGAACTAAATCGGAAGATTAGTTTGTTTCAAAAAGCGGTTGAGGCTTATGTGCTTAATCGAACTCTCGAAAACTCTATGGCATTGGCTAAAGCGAAAGCTGATTTAGCTGCATTTGTATTGAGAGGTGTTTGATGGGTGCATTGAAGCAGGCTGAAATTATTCCAATTTCAAAAGGTAGGGACAAGATGACAGACAAGTTCGAAAAGGGCTATGTGATGTCTAGTCGTCTTTATCGTAGTGATGTGCGTCCATTTCTTAGTGATGCAGCACGTAATGTGTATGCTGAACTGGAAGACCGCATCAATGGTTTTAAAGACAAAACTACTGATTTTGTAAGTTACTCTCAATTGCAGGGCGGCAAGCTTGAAGGTTCTAAAAAACTAAGCACTACTACAGTTCGTAAAGGCCTAAAAGAATTAACCGATTTAGGCGTTGTAACTGTTGTTAGTTCTGATTCAAGAAAGGGTAATGAATACAGAATTAATGAGGTGTCATTAGTCGAGCACTTTAAAAACTGCAATACCACTTTAGAAAGTAAAGCACTACAGAAAGTAAAGCGCGAGCACTTTACTAACGAAAGCGCCAGCACTTTAGAAACTAAAGACACAATAGAATTATATAAAAATATTTATAGAGAGGAGAGCACACAAGAAAATCCAGTTGATGAAGTTCTGAATATCTGGAAACCAGATTTACAACAATTGAATTCTTGGATGCAAAGATCAGGTTTACCAAAAATCAATCAAGCTCAAGTTGAAGAATTACTTCTTGAAATCAACCCACACTACGAAAACAAAATCATCACTGGTGCAGTAACAAGCACTCAGATGTATTCAAATTTCGTGAAGTGGGTAAAACGTGATTTCAAACTTGTTGAAAAACTTTTCAAACAAGCAGAACAAAACAACACTCAAGCAATCAATCCTGAAAATCTCGAAACAGAAATGGGGGATTGGTAATGTCGAATATTCATAACATCCCTATGGAACAAGCAGTTCTTACAGCATTGATGACTGTAGACAAATCATTTGATGTTGTAAGTAACGATCTTGATGTTGAGTGTTTCTTTCCAGAGCGCCATAAGCAAATCTTCCAGGCGATTGCCGACCTTGCAAACGAAAACAAACCTTATGACTTCGTTATGGTTGAGCAGCAGCTTAAACAAAAAAACGTAATTCATTTGATGGGTGGTTCTGAATACCTGCTTCAAATGAGCAGTGAAGCGCCTTCAAGCTTTTACAACCTGGAGTCTTATGTTGCAGAACTAAACAAGTTCAAGGCACACCGTGAAGTTGAGCATATTGGTCAAAGCATTGCTGAGATTGCTAAAGACTTAACAATCCCTGACGTTCACATTGCAGCAGAAAGCATCCTGGATGGGAAGAAAACTTCAAACGATGTTGAGAAAACCAGCTTCACATTTGAAGAGGCTATGAACCGTGCTACAGATCGTTTAATCCAAAAGGCTGAGGCTAAAGCTAACAAGCAGTACACAGGCGTAAAGTTTAACTTAACTCACCTGGATAACCTTGTTGGATTAATTCAAAAAGGACACTTCTGCATCGTGGGTGGTCGTCCTGGTTCAGGTAAATCAACTCTAGCTCAAATGTTAGTTATTCAGACAGCAGTGCGATACAACGAGCCTGTATTGGTTGTATCTGCCGAAATGGATGTAGAGACATTCACAAACCGCTGTATCTCAGCATTAACCAAAATTCCTTATGACAACATTCATAACGCTGAATTATTTGATGGGATGTTGGCTCAATTTGCAGATGCTCAAAGACGGTTCAGTTCTTTGCCAATCCATATCGAAGACAAGCAAAAGCCGACAATTGCAGAAATACATTCTTGGGCTCGTAAAGCTAAGCGCAAATACAAAAGACTAGGATGCATCGTAATTGACTACCTTCAATTGGTTCGTGACCCAAGTAAGAAAGACCGTTACCAGGAAGTGAGCTCAATTAGCCGTGATTTAAAAGCACTTGCTAAAGAGTTTGATTGCCCAGTTATAGCATTAGCGCAGCTTAATCGTGAGTCTGAGAAAGGGAAACGTCCTAAAGCATCAGATCTAAAAGAATCAGGTCAGATCGAACAAGATGCAGACCAAATCATCCTAGCGAATCCAATCATTGGTGAAGACGACCTACCGTCAGGTGTCACCGAATTAATCGTTGCTAAAAATCGTCATGGCAAGAAAGGCGTAGTTCGAGTTATGGACCGCTTAGATATCTGCCGTTTTGTGACTATTCGAGAAGAAGGAATGGCTGCATGAAAACTTTAAATAGAACAAAGAAATTGAACTTTGATGACCAGCTTAGCTTACTCGTGTTTGGCTGTCATGCATCAGCGCCTTTCAGTGTCAAAGACGTGAAGGAATCAGTGTTTGATTTCAATCGAGGAACCATCTACAGCAATCTTCAAAAATTTGTTGAATGGAAATATTTCGAACGTGTTGGGAAAAATCATTACAAGGCAACTCAATACGCAAAAGACATCCTGAATGTTAAAGGGGAGCTGAAAGCATGATCGAATTTGCAGATTACACCTCAATGATGAAGCTGCGTAGAGCGTACAACCTCGGCACTCGCAATAAAGAAACAAGAGCAGCAGCGAACCTCTATGAGAAATTAAGAAAGCTGAAAATGCTAGACCAGCTTAAGCAGGAAGCCATGACTAAACGTTACAAGGAGGCGGTATGAAACCAGAACAGTTTATTCGTGAGTTTGGGCCTAACACTTTCAGAATATCAATGTCATTTGTCAACACTGCTAAGTATTTGGTGGTTCATGAAGGTGAAATTGATTTTACAGATGAAATCAAGCCTCACCATGGCGAACGTGTATTTGAGCGTGATGTGGTCAATCGCCTCATAGAGTCTTTGGATTTGGTCAAGAAGCTTGGTGGCTTACAAGGTGCAAAAGCATATGTTCCAGATGGTTACAAATCAGATCGTTTGAAGCAAGCAATCAAAGACCACGAATCAATATACGGAGGCGGGGAATGAATAGCATCTGGTTTACGTTGTTCTTCTGCTTATGCTGCTTTATTTGGGGCTTTGCGTATTCGTATGGCAGTTGGGTTGAGAAAGCAACTAATGGTCAGCCTTTTGAAGTGAAAGGCAAGGTTTACAAAATCATTGAATTGGATGTTGTGGAAAAAGGAGCCAGCCATGAGTGAGTTTAAAGTCGGGGATTACATTGTAATTGATCAAAAATATGACAAGACCTTCATGCCCGTTTTGCAAATTATTTCAGAAGGTAAGAACTATTTCTATTGCAATGATGGGCAAGTACATAAATCGCAAATGGAACAATGGCGCAAAGCTGAGCCAGAAGAAATAGCAGCAGGCCGCCGCATTGATAAACCATCGAATCCGAGGGAATTAGAAACCCTAGACAAACCAGAAAACCACATTTCGCCGAATTGCGAGGTCAAAAATGGATAAGTGTAGAGAAGAGTTTGAAAAGCAAAGGTACTGGATAGGGCTATTTAGAGCAGATGTCGACTTTGATGTGACTCTTGGGGAATTTGGAAGATATGTTTCAAATGGTTCAAGAAGAGTTGATGCAATGTGCTTGGAGTCATTTAACGAAAAATGGGAAGCATGGGCCAATGCATGGCAGTCACAGCAAGCGAAAGTGGAGGAGCTGGAAGGTAAACTTAAACAGGCTTATGAAGATGTTGATACGTTTGCAGAAGCGTATGAACGTGAGTGTGGTTTTAAAGCTCAGTTGGCAAAGGATAAGGCAGAGCTGCAAAAGCGGGTGGATCAACAAGGTCTAATCATTGCAAATGTTATGTCTATTGCATCAGACCTTCAAAAGAGCTGGTCAATGTTTGAGATTGGCAAGAAGTTAGAGCAAGCGCTCAAGGTAGGGAAAAATTGATTTTTTATGTTGAGGCAATTGGCGGGCCGGATGACGGCGAATTAATTGCAACTGAACTGGATGTCTATTTTGCAATGCCGCCTCAAGAGGAATGGGATTGGTGGTCTCAAAAAGACCCCGTTAATACTATCCTTCCTACAATTAATTATTACCATGAAAGAGTCCCAACAATTCCGTTAAACAGTCCCAACGTTGGGACACGGAATCTTTCAAAGAATCTATCAGAAGAATCTAAAAATAAAAAAACATGGTTGAGTTTGAAAAAACTTGGTGAAGAAATTCTTTTGGCAACTGATCAGGAAACTTACGAGCAGATCAAAAACGCGACTTGGTTCGATCGAGAGTTACGAGCATTTGAACTCTACAACGCCGAGAAGAATCTTTGCGATGAACTCATGAATTACCACTTTGCAGATTGGTTAATCAACGCATGTGGAAAATACCAAGCACGTGAACAATCTAAAAAAACAAATTCTGGAACGCAGGTCCGAGTCCCGCAGGGAGAATCAAATACTCTTAGTTCAAAACAGATTTACTCATTTGCTCAAAAACTTTCTGTACATCCTGAGTTTGCAAGCAAATACGCTGAAGGTAACGAGAGCTATGAACAACTTGCTGCACGTGTCGCAGTGAAACTTGCAGATCCAGAGCAACAACAAAAATTGATGCCATACCTCATTCAGGTTGGATTTCAACAAAAAGGTAAAGGAGAGGCGGCTTGAATAAATTCGAGATTTTAGCGTGGGGCTTATTAATTTCATTTTTTACAGCAGCTATTAGCGGTGCGGTGGTTTTGTGGTGGTTGGCGCGTAAAGAACATATTAAGAAAGGAATTCACCAATGAAACTAACTAAACAGCAACGTGCTGAGCTAAAACAAAAGTTTGGTGGACATTGCGCTTACTGCGGGGAATTACTGGGTGAAAAGTGGCATGCAGATCATATCGAAGCTGTTAAACGAGATTTAATTCATGTTGGCGGTGGAAAGTTAATTACGGGTGAAATGACTAGACCGCAAAACGACACTTTAGAAAACATGAACCCTGCATGTGTTCCTTGCAATACAAACAAGTCGTCTATGCCCTTGGAAGGGTGGCGGAGGATGCTCACACATTATCGTGATGTTCAGTTGTTACGAGATAGCACACATGCTCGTCATTTACTACGTTTTGGGCTGATTGAAATCAAATCTGAGCCTGTGAAGTTTTTCTTTGAGAGTTATAAAGAGGGCCAGTCATGAATAAACCATTAGAAACTTTTGATATAGACGCAGCAAAGGCTCGCTACGAAAAATTACGAGGCCGATATAACCGGAGTGGGCTATCTAATACTGATTACAACGAGCTACTTCAATTAGAGAAGGCACTTGACCAAGCGAAGAAGTTTAATGCGGAGGGCGCAAAAAATGGACAGTAGATGGATTGAAGCGCAACGACGTGAAATGGAAAAGCTTATTTCACCAGAGCTAATCAAGTCGAGAGATTTAGCACGTCAAAGTTACTTCGATCATATGGAAAAAGAAATGGCTGACCACGTATCGCGCTCAATTGAACCACTCAGCGGCAAAAAGCAAAGCACTCTGGTTGAATTAAGGGAGTCAATTGAAAAACTGGCTCAGAAGTATAAACAAGATGCTCATTCATCCAGCCTTTTTGGTGATCAGGATAAAGCACGAGTTTATAACCGCTTTGCTAATGAGTTGGAACATTTTCTGAAAGGTGGTGCTTGATGTCGTCAGTCAGCATTGCTGAATACCGCAAGTTATTTCCGATAAATAAAAATAAAAAGCGGCGCTCAGCAAAGCAAGTTGCCAGACAACCAAGTGTGGGTGAAATGGTTCTGGCAACGCATTTAAGAGCATGCAAGATTAGTTTTGAACAGGAATATAAGTTCCACCCTGAACGTAAATGGAGAGCTGATTTTCTGATTACTGGTACAAAAATTTTGATTGAGGTTGAAGGCGGGATCTGGAGTGGAGGCCGTCATACAAGGGGCAAAGGCTATATAGGGGATATGGAGAAATACAACTCCGCAGCAATGATGGGTTTTACAGTTTTACGGTTCAGCACAGAGCAAGTGAAAGCAGGCGTGGCGATTAAACAAATTGAGCAATTGGTAGGTGAAAAATGAGTGCAGTTTTAAAAACACAACAAATGGATTGGTCTAAATATACTATTGACGGTTGGTTAGAGCAGTTTGGCGCATGGTGTGAAACAGTTAGAATGAAAGGGGGTGATTTGCCAGATGGGCTTCATATCAATCAAATTTACTGGTTGATGCGTGAAGCTGGCAAAGAAGTACAAAAAAGTAAATCTTATATTCGATGTGAGATCAGTGATTATGAGGCGGATCAAATTCAAGCACTTTTACGAAGTCTATTAAATTCTGATAAAACAGATTTTACAACTAAGTTTGCATTAATTTGTTTAATTAAAAATAAGGTTGAAAATAAAGGATTGTTGAAGGTTGCTCAAGAAACAAACCAATCTAAAGCTCAGGTCGCAATTATGGTGAGTTGCGCTAGATTTTATTTATTAGGTCATGATAAAAGATTAAGACAAAATGGAGGTTCAAATGAAAACATACACTGTAAAACTATATGAAGGCGTTAGTCGGGAGAAAGTTAATGAAACTTTGAAATACTACCCTGATTATTTTGGTAAAATATCAATAATTACAAATGTAATTAATAATAAATTGCAATTAACACTAAAAGCATTTGAAGGAATCGACGTTATAACTGCCAATGATCTAATGATTAAAATCGTTGAACGTTTAAAAGCTTCTCAATTAGTAGAAAAGCATAATTTAGACTTGTTGACTGTCTAGACGCTTTATGGCATATTTTTGATATAGTGGACGAAGTATAAGTAATTCACTGATCTAAAGCTCATCGTTTGATGGGCTTTTTGTTTTTATACTTGCTAGATTTCAATTATGATTTAAAATTAAATCAGGTGGCTCGTCGCCAAACATCGCCACCTGAAATTCTATTAGAAATGATAGTTATTTGTTTGTGTCACCTCCATATTAATTAATTGTAGAGTTGATATTGTGTTGTACTGGTGGTGGGCACCAAGCGCCACCAGTACAATCGTTAAAAGCGCCCCTTTTCTTTGCATTAAGTAATGTTCCTTTGATTTAATGGTTAGATTTACACCACACATTAGCTGTCTTCATCCTAAATACATGGTCGTTACATTATAAATCATCTAAATTGAATGCTTGTCTAAATGTTAAGCGTTTAAGAATGCCCACTTAAGCATGTTTATATTTATGCTATAGTCCAGTCTAATTAGAATTTGGTACTTAAAATGAATATCTGTGTTGGTGGTGAACTAGATGGGCAAGTGATCGAAAAAGAAGGCAGATTACTTAAGGCTTCTGACATTGATCCATCATTCAAAACTGAGTACTACAAGCAAGTTTTTAACCGTGACAACATTAATTATCATTTTTGGCTACCAATAGGGTCCAACTTGCATGAAATGTCAAAGCGAGTTTTGGATATTTTGAGAGCATCAAAAACTTAAGCTTAAAGTATATTGTAAATACATCTTCTAACTTGTATGATATGTCACAAATACTGCGCTGAAAGTTTTTTGTTTTTTGACCCGTTTCTTTTTAGAAGCGGGTTTTTTAATTTTTCTTTATGTATTTAAATTAGATGAAAGTATATGTTGCTTTTATTAGGTAGCTTATTGTTTACTTCGCATTAAAATTATTCTTTCTAAGAAGTTAATAAAATGAAAAATTATTTAATAGGGTTAGTTATAACTTTGGGTATTAGTGGATGTGTATCTATACCGTCCATAGACTTTTCGCAGCAAAAAGTTGAAAGGTTTAATCCAGTTAAAAATTGGATTAGTGTTGATACCGCTCCAGTCAAGGATATGCCAAATGGCAAAGAAATCTTAAAGTTGAAAGGGGGAAGTGAAGTTTATGTATTCTGGTACCAAGATGAATGGGCGTTATTAAATCCAAATATGGATAGACAACAATGGATTGATACTAAATATTTGTGCAGTTTTGCTGGTTGTTATACTCCACCAGTCACCTATAGATATTCAAAAGGGAGTTTTGATAACAGGCAGCCTGTTTACTCAACTCCTCAAAGAGAATCAAAAGGCTATAATAATACTAGAACTAGAAGTTCTACTACTACACGGACTCCAAGAAGTTATAGTAAAACGACTAATAACTCTTGTTACTGCACATCTGGAACTTATTGTGTTGGGCCTAGAGGTGGACATTACTGCCTTAATAGCACAGGTTCAAAAAGATATCTTCCACGATAAACTGTATAAGCTTTAAGAAGCTCTGCTAAATATCGATTATTGGCGGGGCTATTTTATTATAAAGTATTTCTGTAAGATCTGAGTGTTGCTTTAAACAACAATAAACCTTAATGATCAGCGCAAAAGTCATAAGGGGAAAGCCTACTTGAAAGAGTAGGCTTTTTTTATGAGAAATCATTCAAGTTCAAGTTGATTGTCATCCTTAGTAACTTTTATTTTTAATTTTTTGTATTTGCGTTTGTTTGGATCTAAAGCGGAGTTTGATACTTCATCGGCAAATTTAGGATTCTGCATTAATTTGTAATAGGTTTTATACCCAATACGAATTCTAGTTGGTGGGCAGTCAGTTCTTTTTGAGTAATATTCAATCTGCGAATTTAATTCGTCTAAAAGTGTTTGGTGTTCCATTGTGTTATTGATTTTGGCAGTTAGGTAAACTAAGGATACTGCAATTTACAAAATCAAGCAGAAGTAATTGATACACATTGTGTTTATTGGTTGTAATGGTTAGTGCATTAATAAGATTAAATGTGACTTATTTAACAAAAAAAAGTGTTGAGTGAAATTTAATCAAAATGTCACATGGCTGGTTTAAATTATATTTATAAAAATAAAAATGATAGAAGATTGCAACGGACAATAACTATGCAAGCATGATTCTCAAACGATTGAATTAAGCTGACTCTAACAAGTTGGCTTTTTTTTTAGCTATCGATTTTTAAATGTGCTAGCCGAGAAATACGGCAAAGCCTCACTATTGATTAGTGGGGGCTTTTTCTTTTTATGTTAAGCTGATCTCCATAATTTTATGGATTAGTACAATGTTTATTTGTGTTGATGGTGAACTCGATGGGCAAAAGATAGAAAAAAAGGGGTGTTAAGAACAAAGATGTATATAAATATTATAAAACTCAGTAATTGCATAATAAATTCAAATATTTACTTAAAATCAGGGTGACAGAATTTAAACAATCTTTACCTAGGCGAAGGATTTAGTAAATCAAATAAACATTATTTTAGACGGATAATTATAAAAAACGGAGTACAAATGTCATGAATAAGAATGTAGAGCTAATAAATTACATTGATGTAGCTGAGACAGTTTACGAACGGGTATATGAAAATAATAAAATTTCAAATAATTTGATTGTTAATCTAAATCTCATTATGGCTGAGATAAAGAATCAAGCTGCAGAAAAAAGACTCAAATTGAAGTACAGCTCAATAGACTTTGAACATTGTTTAAGTTTGCCTTTAGCTGATCGCAAGATAAAAGTAGATTTAAGTCTTATACCTCATTTTGAAGATCGTGAAGAAAGTATTTTGTGGTTAACTAACTTTATTGGAAAAATTTGTGAGCCCAGAAAGATGCAAAGACAGAAAAAAAACTTCATTAAGTACCTGTGAATTTTAGATGAACAGCCCTTAAACCGGTTTTTTATTGCTAGTAGAATATTTAAGGTATCTTTTCTAATAGGCACATACTATTAAAGTGTTTTTTATTTATTTTTTAGATTGAAAAGATTGCTATTTGAGTAATTTAAATATAAAAATCTTTATTGATTGAGCGTAGTTGTTATACAGGATATTTATAAGGATTTTAAAATGACAATTATCACATTGCTTGATGTTGAGACGAAGAAGAAGGTGATAGTTCGGTCCGTAATAGACCCAATAGCAAGAATAGACAAAAAAGGGAATATACAAATTATTCAAATTCATAAATGGCTATATGATGAATCTGGAGATTTCGTTGATGAAGACTTATATGAGGCACTCAACAATGGAGAAGTTGGAATATACTTAACTTTGCAGTATATGATCATTGATATTGAAAATTAATTATTTTTTATTTTTAGTCAGTGTGAGTTCTTACTCTCTAGAGCCTAATGGTTACTACACATAAGACCTTATTAAGTATTACCTATTGATGGGCACATATTCTTTATAAGTCTTGATAAGTAAAAAAATTATGTAGGCTAAAAATAAAACCATTTAAAAAAAGAAATCTTTATCTATTTAAATATGAATATTTGATATTTTTAATTCAATCCCTATTGCTAGTGCTTAAATATTATGCCAATATGAAGTTGGAGATATTTCCGAATAGATATTTCCTATTTCAGGTCTAAGCGTTTTTTTTCGCTAAGCCCATTTCTGAATAAAAATAGGAAGTGGGCTTTTTTATTTTTAAATATTTCAGTATTATCAGTGTGTTGCTTTAAGTAACACTAAACCTTATTGATCAGCGCAAATATCAAAAAAGGGGGAGCTTGCCTACTAGGCAAGCTTTTTAAATTGATAATTTAAACACAATAATCCATTTTAAAGCTCAATAGAAAAATCAAACTTCCCTAGCTTTTATTCGTACTAATTTATTGAATATAATCGTTTTTATAATTTTTAAAATTTCCTTAAACTAAAAATGGAAAATTTCTTGTTGCAACATTGTTATAATAGGACTACCTTAAGAAAAATACTTTATAAAAATGAGGAGCTGCCGAAATGCCACAGTATCTCATGTTTGCGGAAAATATTTATAACAAAATTAAAGATGAGGAATTGTTTTCACATGACTGTATTGAAAATATGAACTTACTTATGACATGTATACGCAGAGAAATTGAGGGAACAGAATTTAAATTAAAATATAATTTTATTGATTTTGTTGAATTGTTTAGTAAACAATTAGATGAATGTAAAGTAAAAATAGATGTGAGTTTGATTCCTCCTCATAATTCAGAAGGTGAGTATATTTTATGGTTAGCTGGATTTATCGAAAAAATTACAGAAGGTGGACCTAAACCACCTCCGCCTATAAAGAAATTTATTCCAGAGTATATGAGCTTGAAATATGAATTAGATTTTTTACCTTTAAATGAGGAAAAAATTCAAACCGAAGGTAAAGAAATTACGGATTACTTTAATTCAAAGCTTTATAAGGCAACTTTTAAGAAATAATAGTTAGTTGTCTCTATTTTTAGCCACCGCCTTAGGGCGGTTTTTTTATGGGTAAGAATAATGGATTTTACAGAATACTTTTGGCTTACTCGGAAAAAAGAACCTAAACCTAAACCTAAAAGCCGGCCACTGCCAAAGCCTACACAAAAATATCTCGAGGCTGAGGCAACACTTAAGGAAGAGCTTGAGGATTTGTCGATTGGATTTGAACAGAAGTTTCAGCCGATCCATACCAAAAATTGGCGTTTTGACTTTCATATTGTGAAATTACGCTTGCTCATTGAAATAGCGGGTGGTCCTTGGTCTGGTGGCCGTAGCGG